AACAAATTTTGCAACAAAAAATTCCAGCCGATGTTCGTGAATTTGCTACTTTGGTCAAGATTATTCGTAATAAAACTTATCTTGATATGTCTGGTAAAGCCGTTACGGGTAGCGAAGCCTTGAGAAACTTTGGTGCGGTGATTCAGCCATCTGATTCCGCAGCGGGTATGGATACCAAACTTAAAATTGGTATTGAACGTGCTGACAGAAACATAAACTCAATTCAAGAGTATTATCCTGGTTTTTTTGGAACTCCAACTGTTAGAAGCAATGTAACTCAAGCAGCTGGTGGAGATACTGATATGGTTGCCACTCCAGAAGAAGTGAAATACGCAGCTGACACTTACAATATTAGTGAAGATGAAGCTAAAAAGCGTTTAAAAGCTAAAGGTTACAAAATTAAAGGCGAATAATGGCTGATCCAAAACCAAGAGATCTCCTTGCAGAACCATCTGCGCCTAAAACATCTGCTCCCCCAGAAGGCGTAAGAGATTTATTGAGCGATAAACCCGCTATTTTTTATCCCTCATTTGAAAAAGATAAACGTGCGTTAGAGGCTGGTGCTCCAGAACCTTTAACCATGCCAATTAAAGAATTTTCACCAATGGAGGTGGGAGAGTCTGGAATTACTGGCGGCGCAATTAGCGCAGTTGCTCCCAAAGTATTAAAAACTGTTGGCGGCGCTTTAGAAAAAGCTCCTGGCTGGCTTGGCCGAGGGGGAAGAGTATTAGAAGAAACAGGGCGCGTTATGGAAAACGTGCCAGCTGCAAGTCGTGTATTAGGTGGAACAACTCTGGGCGCGGCATCTGATATTGCTGGTCAAGGTTCAGAAATTTACTTAGGATTGCCACCATCTGGTCGTTTTTTAGTGGAATTAGGTGTTGGTACTGTTCCAGGGCTAAGTAAATTTGTTGATAAGTATATTATTTCTAAATTTGCTAGAAGTATTGGTGGCTATGATGCTCGTAACTTTGCTTTGGATGTATCTAAAGCCGTTAGCGAATTAGGAGATCAAGAAAAAAAGACTCTTGACCGCATGGCCAAAGCCCTTGGTGGTGATAAATACGAACAAGGCACAATGGAAAAGGTTTATGCCTTAATTGGTAAAGAAGCCTTGCAAGACATGACCGCTGCCAACAATCAAGCAGCAAAAATTATTGAAGATGGCAAAAAATCAGCAGACGCATTACGCGCTACCGATGTTTCTAAAGCCCAATCTATTCAAGCAGAAGCTAATCGCAAGGCTGCTCAAGTCATGCAAAACGCTGATAACCGCATGAAAGCGGCAGTTAGCCGTAGGGTTAATGTCCTACAAGCTGGTGAAAAGCAAGTCGAAACTGCCAAAGAAAAACTTAATCAAATTGGTTATCCAGCCGAAGTAAGCGAAATTGGTACTGATCTTCGCCAAACCATTTTAAATAGGCAGCAAGCAGCCACCGATGCTAGAACGGCTCAAAAACAATTTGATGTTGCAGAACGCAATAAAGAGATTGCAGATCAAGTTGCCAAGGGAAAATTAGTTAGTGACAACGCTGAATACAAAAATATTGTAAAAGAAATAAAAAACAAGCTTTTAATGGATTTCACCAGAATTCCTAAAGAAGCACCCGTTACCGATCCTGGAGTAATTAAAAATCTAAATGATATTTTGATTGGTCTAGAGGGCAAGCCAATTGTGGTTGGTGGTAGAAAGCAAATTATTCCCCCTTCATTTGAAGCAATTGATCAAGTTCGCCGTAACTTTGGTGAAGTATTTAAAGGTAAACCACCCGTAGGATACGAGGCCATTGATGCCAATACTGCGCGTGATTTGTATTTCCGCTTGTCTAAAATCATGGGTGATTACTCTAAAGCCCACAAAACCTTTATTACTAATTACGAAGCTGCTTCTAGAGAATTAGATATTTTTGGTACTAAAGCGGGTAAGAAAGCAACCGCTCTTGATGATTGGATGGAAGGAAAGTTTGCCTCTGATACTCAAGCTATTCCTGGCTATTACTTTAAAACTCCCGATAAAGTCAAAGACTTAATTGAATTGACGGGTGATCAAAAATATGTTGAAAACATGGCTGGTGATTATGTAGCGCGTACTTTGCGTGATATGAGATCAGCTCAAGAAATGCGCAATTGGTACAACAACAAAGCAAATAGTGATTGGCTATCAGTTTTGCCAAGTCTTAAAGGAAAAATCAATAGTTACATTAGCGGCATGGAAGAAGCAGAACGCTATTCCAAAAAAGCTATTGGTGTTTCTGCCCGCATTGAAGGCGCGCCTATTGAGAAAACCGCTGAACGTAAAGTCAGGGGAATTGAAAAAGAAGCTGGCGCAGCTGTCAAAGCTCTGCCTGGAGAAAAAGCTGCTACTCAAATTGAAACCGCTGCTGGTAAAGCTGCACGACCATTTGAAGAAGAGGCTGCAAAACTACAAAGCATTGTTAATCAGAAAAAATCACCAGTTGATGAGTTTGCTAACTATGTTATTTCTGAAAACGCTCCAGCCAATATTAAAAAAGCTGCTGAATTTGTGGCTAGATCGCCAGATGGCCCTAAAGCATTCCAAGATGCAGTCATTAGCACCATGGCCAGAGTGCCAAAGAGTGCGTTAAAAGACTTGTATTACACCCGTATTAAATATGCTTTAGAAGGCTCTGGTCTATATACTCCGCAACAAATCAATGAGTTATCTCGGCGCGTAGATGCTACTAGAGACTTAAGAATTTTAGAAAAATTATTAAATGGTTGGTTTACTTCTGTGGCATCAAGTAAAACAGCTAGTGGACTTAATTCTTTAACCCAACTCGCACCTTTCTAATGAGCAAAAAATCCAAAGGCGTAAACCCCGATCTCGAAGAAGCTGTTAGCACGCTGCTTAAGCAAGTTATGGCTGACGATATGGCGTCTTTGACTGATAAATGCAAGGTTATTGACCGCGCTGTCAATATTGAAAAATTAAAACAAAAAATTAGCGATGATGAATGGGGTAGTGGGTTTATTGCAGTAGATGATGATGAGGGTTAAACTATGAATTGTTTAACTTTTACGGGGATAAATCATGGAAGCAGTAACTATCATTCGCCTAGCATTAAAAATCATCTCAGACCGCTTGATAACGATTTTAGCGTTAATAGCATCCAGCGTGATGTGCGGTTGGACAATGTGGAATCCCATGTGGGAAAGAGTGGTGACACTAGCAATATTTGTAGTATTCAGTTACCTTATAGTCAATGTAAAAGAGAGGAAACAAAATGAGCCTAAAACCGACAACTAAAGGCAGTACAGGTGGTACACCTCATAAAAGAGAGCAGTCAAAAAGTCAGCAAACATCTACTGCTGTGCGCCCTCCATTGCCTAGAGATGGATCTGCCAATGGAATTAACACTTCTTTAGGTGGAAAGATGCCAGCAGGGTATGTTTCCGTATGGAACTTTGACGGCAATAAAAACACTAAAAACTCCGCTACAACTAAGCCTGGCAATGCTGGTGGCAAGGACATTTTCTAAATGGCTAACAATATCGCTTTCCAACCAATGGGGAAAACGGTAAAGGTAGCTGTTACAGGAGCTGCTAATACGCAATCCAATGTGTTTACCATTACCTCTGATAGTCCATCAAACCAGTATTTTTTATCTAATGCCGATGTAAATAATGCTGTTTATGTATGGATAAACCCTACAAACAGCTTTAATGTGGCGTTACCTGATAATGGTCCTGGCTATGTAATTCCTTTGCCACCCTATGCTTACAAAGTAATCACTGGTCCACAAGTAAGTCAAACAGGAAATGTGTACGCTAGAGTAATTGGCGATGCAGCCAACGCTTCTGTTTACATTACTCCTGGAGAAGGTCTGTAATGAACTGGCTAACGCAAATAGCGCCCACAATCGCTACTTGCCTTGGCGGTCCACTAGCGGGTTTAGCAGTAACAGCTTTATCTAAGCTATTTGGGGTTGCGCCTGACCAAGTGCAGTCTATGATTAACGATAACAAACTATCGGCAGATCAGATTGCAGCAGTCCAACAAGAAGAAATACGCTTTAAAGAGCAAACTCAAGCTCTAGGCTTAAATTTTGAACAGCTTGCTGTGGAGGATCGTAAAAGTGCTAGAGATATGCAAACGACTACTCAAAGCATTATCCCTCCTTTGCTTAGTATTCTTGTTACCGTTGGGTTTTTTGGCATATTGGCTTACCTTATGGTTACTCCTGCGGATACTGCGAATACACCCTTAATGATTATGCTTGGCTCATTAGGCACTGCTTGGACAGGAATCATTGCTTTTTACTTTGGATCTTCTGCGGGTTCACGAGCTAAAGATCAAATGTTATTTGAATCCACCCCCGCAAAATGAATTTAGAATTAAAGCGCACTTACTTTGGTAGCGACTTTACTGTCGGAAGCCTGTATGCAGATGAAAAATGGATCTGTTACACATTGGAAGATAAAGTAAGAGAGGTAGAGGGAAAGCCTGTTAGTGAATGGAAAATAGCAGGTGAAACCGCTATACCTAGTGGAACATATCCCGTTAAAATTACTTATTCCAATCGGTTTTACCGAAATTTACCCTTGCTTTTTAATGTAGAAGGGTTTGAAGGAATCCGAATCCACCCTGGCAACTCCAATAAAGATACTGAAGGCTGTATTTTGGTAGGTCTTAAATGGGATGGAATAAGCGATTGGATTAGTAACTCAGTAGATGCTTTTAACAAGCTCTTTCCTTTTTTACAGGAAGCTACTGACTCGATCACTATTAAAATTGATAATGGATAGCCATTACAAATCACTGCTTAAAGCTGTAACTTGGCGCATTACAGGCAGTTTTGATACTTTTGTTCTATCTTGGATAGTGACAGGTCAAGTAAACCTAGCGTTCAGCATAGCCTTTATAGAGCTATTTTCTAAGATAGCCCTATATTGGTTACATGAACGCATCTGGTTAAAGATCAAGGTGCTG